CGACCGATTCTGATGTGCCAGACAAGCCTGCTCACGGCTTCTTCACAAAATAGATTGCGACAATGACAAGCACCAGCAGCGCCGTGTAGTCGGTGGTCATGGTTTCCTCCGCGCTCGCTTCGCATACAATCTATCGCGTTGATTCTGCGTCATGTCCATTTCACGGCGCGCAGCACGCTTCTGGGCGGCAGCGAGTTTGGCTCTCTCCGCATCGCCGTTCGTTACCGATAACTGCGTCCGTTCGTGGATACCGCACCATCCATGATCCGCATCGCTCATTCCCCAGCATCCGTTAAACCGGCAGCGCCTAAACTCGCCCATCACTCCCCCTCCTGTTGCCGCTCGCCCAGCGCGAGGGCGGCGCGTAGCCTGTTGACCCAATACAGGTTTGTATCAGGATCATTGCCGCTGACATTGATTGAGTCGGTCAGCGCGTTGCAGGCACGGTCTATGATGTCCCTCAACCGCGCATTGTCGGCACGGAGAGAGTCGCGCTCGGCAAGCAGGGCGTCGTGGTCGGAGGCGAGGACGACACGCTGATGCCCTAGCATTTCATTGCTGTTCATGTGTCCAAGCGCGACACTGTACCGCCTCACTTTCCCGTCGCTGGTGTCAGTCATCTGTGCGCTCCGGCAGGGCGTCAGCCCTGCGGGCTTCCGGTAATGGGCCAATCGTAGAGATAAACTCACGCAATTCGTTGGTAAGCGGAAAGAAGTTTGTGCGGCCCCACGAGTTAGTGGCGGTTTCCATTTCAACGACGCAGTGTTTTAGCTTTTCAAGGTACGCCCGGGCGCGCTGTTCCCAAAAGGTGGCGAGATGACGGTAGTAGTCTTTATACTCATCGTCGCTCACTCCCCAGAGCGGGTCAGATGGCTTCTCGGGCCACCCCACCATCGCATCAGGCTTCGTCATGTTCGCCTCACTTTCCCGTCGCTGGTGGTCATGGGTATCTCCTTTCAAACTCTTCCAGCCAGATCCGTCTCCTGCGCTTGCGACCGCGCCACAGCTCCCAGGCCTTGTTAGCGCCAGCCGCCAGGATCGCCAGGGCGAAGACCAGCTCGAGCCAGCGGAACAGCAGCGAGTAGCTCATGATCCCTCCAGGGGCCTGCGCAGGTCCAGGTACTCGCGCCATTTCTTTTTCGTTATGTGGCCGTTGCTCGCCAGGTAGTCGAGGACCGCGGTGTAAATCTCGGGCGCCTTGTTCAGCTCGACCTCGGCATCGCGCAGGAGCTGGGCGATGTCGTACTCGTCCTTGTCGGAGTTGAACAGATCGACGATCGTCTTGACCCACGAGTCGCGCAGCGTGTAGTCAATCGGCTCGCTGCTCCTGGGGCCCAGGTCGCGCGGCTGGGCTTCGATGATGCGCTCGGCCTCGTCCTGGTCGTAGATCCCTGCGAACCCGAAGGCGAGGCGCGCACACTGGATCAGCGCCTTGTGGCGGAGCATCCGGCGCGGGTGCGTGACCCAGGGGCTCGTGGTGCCGCCGCCGCGGTTCACTTCCTTGAAATACTCGCGCACCTTGGTCGGGTGGGTGCGATCCTTTCGGTAGATCACGCACTCGATCCAGGCGGGGGCCGCCTCGTCGCGCTCGGTCTCGGGCTCGTTGAACTCCAGGCCATCGAACATGGCGTGCGAATTGATGATGCGGGCCCAGCCATCGACCCCGACCACGGGCACCACCCCGCCGGACTTGTCCGGGAAAGCGAAGATTTCCTTGGTCCAGGGATTGAGGCCATACTGCTCGGCGACCACAAAGAGCGCCATGAGCTGCTCCTCGGTGCCGGCGGCCTTGAAGGCCGTGGCGCGCACGGCGGCCAGGTACTTGTTCGCCTCGATCCCGTAGCGCTCGGCCATGCGCACGATGACGCTGGTGGGCGGGGGGCTGGTCTTGGTTGCGGTCTCGCTCATGTGATCTCCTTGGGGTGTTCTAACGCTCACGGGTGCGCTCGGCCAGGCTCTCGAGGTGCGCGTCCAGCTCCGCGGGCGGGCTGCGCTCGATGTCCTCGTCGATCTCGGCGCGGCACGCCTCGCAGATGCAAACCTGCTTGGGATTGTCGTAGCAATCCAAGTCCTCGTCGGTATCGACCAGCATGTCGCAGCGGGTACATAGGGCCATGCTCACGGCGTCACCTGATGCGTGAGGGCCAGCAGGTTAGCGCGCGCGGCATTCAGCTCGGAGAGCTTCTCGTTAAATCGGTTGCGCAGCTCGGCCTCGGCATTGTCAATTTGCGCGATGAGGGCCGGCACCACGATCTCGGGCGCCAGTGGCTCCAGAGTGACCTCGGCAATTTCCGTGGTACGGATGTAATTTTCCGATCGCTCCCGGTAGTCGTCGGCTTCAAGGAGCAGCTCGCACCCATCGGACAGTCGGTACATGGCGACTTTCATACGCTGCGCCCCCTGAAGTGGATGGGGCCGCGCGCTCGGGCGACCAGCGCCAGGTTGACCCAGGTGCGCGAGAGGCGCAGGAATGCGCGCTTGGCCTCGGGCCGGTTCTCGTGGTGCGCGCTGATGAGCAGCTCGCGGGCGATCTCGTGACAGTGGCGGCGGGTGAGGGTGCTCACGGTGTTGGCTCCTTGTCGAGGGTTGAGAGGGCGCCCAGCAGCAGCAGGTCGCCGGCCGCGGTCGGCTGGGCGCCAGAGCCGGGGCCGTACAGAAACACGTTGAGGGCATCGGCGCGCTTGAGCGCCTCGGCGCGCTCGGAGGTGAACAGTCCCTCGGCGATCGGGTCGGCGGGGTTGTCGATTACCACGTGGCCTCCAGTGCCATTGCGGCGCGGATCACGGCGAGCGCGTCGAGGTAGTCCTGCCCAGTCACCAGGTACTCGGCGCGCTTCAGCGCCGCCAGCAGCACATCGCGCTCGGCTCGCAAGTGTAGTGCCCTGCGATGCCAAAACTCCTTTGTTCCGGTTTCGATGCGGTCCGTGAACGGCTCCGGCGTGCGCACGATCATGCGACCTCCTGCTGGCGCTCGCCAATCTCGGCACCGAACACGTGGCAGGCGCCGCCGAACCCGTTTTGCTTCCTGTACCACTGGGGCGGGTTGATCGGCAGGACCAGAACGCCGAGCCACCCGTGCTCGTAGAAGTAACGGAGGACCTTGCTGGGCCCGATCCGATTGATCCGCACCAGGACCGTCTCGCCGATGGCCGGCGGGAGCCCTGCGCCGCTCCACTTGAGGGCGGCCGACTTGCTGAAGGTTTCGTAGTCCTCGTGCTCTCCCTGCCTGCGGTAGGCCGGCAGCTCGGCCAGTTCGGTGTATGTGTCGTACCTGTTCATGCAATCTCCTTGGGCGGCTGGGCCGCCCGTTCGTGATCCTGTTTCCAGCGCTCGTGCACCTCGCGCTCCTCGGCCTGGTGCTGCGCGCACAGCTCGAGCCACCTGGAGCCCTGGGCGAGGCAGCCGCAGGGCTGGCGGTACTTGGCGCCGGGCTTCATGCGGCCTCCTTCGCCGGGAACCGGGCCAGGTAGCGCACAAACGAGTCGCTGTTGGTGTGGCTGTACTTCACGCCGAAGGCCTCGAGGCCGCCGATCGGCACGCCCTTGGCCCGCAGGAAGATCGACATGTCGGAGTCTTCCTCCAGGTAGGCGGTGAGGCCGTCGCGGCTCTTGTAGCTGTAGCCGCTGATCTGGTGGGCGATCCCCAACTCGACCAGCTCCGCCATCGGCACCTCCAGCCAACCGTGGCCGGGGTCTTCATGGAATTTGTAGCTCATATTTCCTCCTTCTGTCCGCAGCCATTATAGCCGCTGCCTATACCCTGTCAATAGGTTTCGACTATCAAAGTCGCCCCGCGTGCTTGTCCAGGAGCACATCGATGTAGCGCTCGATCGCCTGGACACAATCGCGCTTGGTGCGGTAGGTGGTCGGGGCGCCCTTGACGCCCCAAAAGTCGGCCCATATCCAGCGCCCGTTCCGGCACTTGTGGACCGGGTAGCCGTCCGATCCGAAGCGGGTCACGTGGCCCAGGAAATCGGACTCAGCCACCGTGAGGCCGGCGATCGCCAGGCCGCTCACTTGCCTGTCTCCCGGATCTCGCCCGGCTCGGGCAGCTCATCGCTCCCGCAGCAGCTCTCGCCGTAGTAGTCCTCGCCGCACACCTGGCACACCTGCGGCTCGCCGTGGCGCGCCTCCCTGCTGGCCCGCAGTGCGTCTCTGGCGTGCTGCGCGGCGTGAAGCAGCTCACGCGCCCAGGGTTCATCGCGCAGCCGTGGGTATTTCGCCAGCTCCATGCCGGCCGCCTGGCTGGCTCGCATCACCCTGCGCAGGGAGAATGTGAGCCGCTCGATGTTCGTGTCGTTCATGCTTCCTCCTTGGTGAAGTCAGGCACCGCAAGGCCTTCGCGCCGGTAGGCGTCAGCCAGGGAGCCGCTCCAGTGCAGGTCGCGCTCGATCTTCAGGCCGAAGCGCAACTTGACCGCGAGCAGCTCGCCCAGGTTGACGTAGCCCAGCTCGGCCTCGTGGATGCAGCACAGCCCGAACAGGGTGGACTGGGTGTGATCCCCGGCCGCGTCCAGCTCGCCCTCCGTGATGTACCAGGTCCCCGCTCCGCAGGGGTTGAACAGCTTGAGCACGACCGGGACGTCCGCCGCGGCCTTGCCCTCGTTGGCGTACAAGGCCGGGAGCCTTGCCGCGATTTCCTTTGTGATGATCTTCATGGCGCCTCCTCAGTCGCAGTAGTTGAACCGGCAGGGCTTCCCGTCCCACCGATACCCGAACTTGTGGCTGTCGAACTTGACGACGGCCTTCCAGCTCGCGTCAGACGCCCGCACCTTCTTGCGCTCGACTTTGCCCTTGTAGACGTGGGGCACCTTCGGGACCGCTGTCCCACACAGGAAGCCCGTGCTGGTCTCATCCCGCTCGATCTGCGTCAGCCGGGCAAACCTGCCGACCTCGGCGCCCTCGAGCACCAGGTAGAAATCCGGGTGGGTCATGTTGTATCCCCAGGGCGCGTGGAGGATGTCCCCAGCGCAAAGGCCTTGTTTCACAGTGTTTCCGCTTCCGTCCATGTCTCGCCTCCTTTCCAGTGAGGCTTGATATTATAGGCCCCGCCTATCGTTGTCAATAGGGCTAGGCTATTGCGTTGAGAAAAAGAACGCGCTAGAGTCCCCGCCATGCAAGCACTCGCCCAGCATTTGAAGCGCAACAAGATGAGCCAGGCCGCCCTCGCCAAGGCGATCGGCGTCGCGCAGCCCTCCGTGTGGGGGTGGCTCAGTGGGGACACGCGCCCCTCCATCGACAACCTGGTCAAGCTCTCGAAGGTCACGGGGCTCCCGATCGAGAAGCTCCTGGGGACCCCGCGCCCATGAGGCCTGGGGCCGACTTCGACGGGGCGACCTACGAGCGTGCCTTTGACCACCAGCGCCTGACCGGCCAGCTCCTGCGCGTTTACGCCGCTTTCCTGATGGCCGAGTGGTGGACGCTCGAGGAGATCGGCGCGCTGACCCACGATCGCAATACAGCCTCGGTCTCGGCTCGGGTCCGGGATTTGCGCAAGGCGAAGTTTGGGGGGCACACGGTCGAGCGCCGGCGCCGCGGCGAGGCCGCGCGCGGGGTGTTCGAGTACCGCCTGGTGCGCCGGGGGGAGAACCTGGACCTGTGGAACGCCCGCGGGGCCGGCCCCAATCGTGCCGCAGCGCATGGAGCCGGCCCCGTCCCTTCCATAGGCCAAGGCCAGGACAGCGTACCGTAACAAGTCCAGCGTTACAAACTGTTACGGCCCGTTACAAACCGTTACGTTGAGGGGATGTGATGTACAACAAACTTTATGGCCGAATCATCCGCAGCTCCATCTGGCTCGCCCCCGACGCCCAGCGCATTGCCTGGATCACCCTGATCTCGGTCATGGACCAGGACGGCTTCGTCGATATGGCCTGCCCGGCCAACCTGGCGCACATGGCGCGCATCAGCCTCGAGGATGCCATCGCCTCCATCGAGGCCTTCACCTCCCCGGACCCGGCCGACCCCAGCCAGGAGCACGAGGGGCGGCGCATCGAGCGCGTCCCCGGCGGCTACGTCGTGCTCAATGCCCACAAGTACAACGACCTGGCGACGGCCGAGCAGATCCGCAAAGGCAACCGGGACCGGGCCCAGCTCTACCGTGAGCGTCACAAGAAACCAGTTACCGTCACAAAGCACCCGTTACTTTTGCCCAATAGTAACGCCCCCGTCACGCCATCAGTATCAGGACCAGTACCAGTACCAGGACCAGAACCATCCGAGGCTCTCCAGACAGGTCTCTCCAAGACCCTACCGTCACAGGCGCCTGCGGCGCCGGCCGGCCCCAAGGCCTCGAGCGTTCCACGTGGAACCCGAATACCCCCAGACTTCGCCCTGACCCCCAAGCGCGCAGCCTTCGCCCTCGGCGAGGGATTGGCCCCCGAGCGCACCTTCGACGCCTTCTGCGATTACTGGAACGCCAAGCCAGGGCAAGCGGGCACCAAGCTCGACTGGGATCGAACCTGGCAAACCTGGTGCCGAACCCAGGCCGATCGCATCCCCGGTGTGCGCCGCCCAGGAGCGCGCGCCCCCACCACCGCCGAGCTGGAGGCCCGTCATGCTCACGAGTGACCGCAAAGACTTCGACGCCCTGATCTCCGTGCTGTGCGCCGGCTACAACATCCCGGCCACAGGCGACCGGCTCGATGCCTACTGGCGCGGCCTCGCCAAGATGGAACTGCCCACCCTCTCGCGCCTGGTCGATCACTGCCTGGCCGAGGGAGGCCCGGAGAAGCTCCCCACACCACGCAACATGTGGCCCCTAGCTAGGGAGCTGCGCGCAAAGATCGCGCCACCCGCGCCGCCTCCTAAAGCCTGGCAGGGCGATGAGTGGCTCGCCGCCGGGAACCGCCACCTCTTCGCCTACATCGTCCGCCACGCGATGGTGAAGCGCACCTTCAACGTCGAAGAGACCGACATCCTGGTCCAGGCGAAAAATGCCTGGGTCGAGGACATGCGCCTGGACACCCCCAAGGCCGCCGAGCAGAAGGCCGCCTGGGAGCACCAGATGCGCTTCGCAGAGGGCCGCATGGAACGCCTCAAGCAGGCGGCGGCGTGAGCCCGCACATCGCCGCCCTGGTGTGGTTTTGGGTGCTGCTCGTCGCCAGCGCCTGCGGCTTCGTCATCCTGGCCTGGTCTCCCTACCCGCGCTCGCGCCCCATCAGCCGCGCAGAGGACGTGTTCAAGCTCGTGCTTAACCTGGTGGTGCTCGCCCTCGTGGGCAAAGGCCTGTTCCTGTGAGGCTCGAGGAGCGCAAGCAGGTCCAGCTCGAGGGCGGCCCGGACTGCTGGCTGGTCGAGGCCCTGGGCAATCCTGTGGGCTTCTGGCTGATCGTCCTGGGCGCGCTGTGGCTGGTGCGGCGCCTGGTGTTGTCGTTATGATCCCCGCGCGCGCGTTACGGCGCGTTACGGTAACAGGCCCATGAGCACCCGCCCGCCTGGCTTCTTCTCGAAGGCCGCCAACGTGCTGCGCGCCCTGTCTGGCCGGCCGCTCGATGCGCCCAGCGAGCGCATCACGCTCGATGTCAAGCTCCCCACCGGATACCCCACCGGCAGGCCCTACGTGCGCCGCGGCCCGCGCCGCTCCCAGTACGAGGTGCTGCACGCGGCTCCCGGCATCAGCTACGCCGAGCACGACGCCAGGGTCCGCGCGGCAATGGCCGCCGGCATCCCCTTCCCCTCCTGGACAGTCACGCATGGACGGCCGCGCACATGATCCACCTCTTCCTCCCCTGGCCCCCGACCGCCAACAACGCCTATCCGAGCGCCAAGGGCGGCGGCCGCTACCTCTCGAGGGCCGGCAAGGCCTACGCCCAGGAGGTGTGGGTGGCCGTGCTCCAGCAGCGCCAGGCCGCCGTCGCGCACAAGGGCCTGTCCGGATTGCTCCAGGTGGACATCGTGGCCCGGCCCCCGGCCCTCGCCCGAAAGCGCGACCTGGACAACCTGCTCAAGATGCCCCTCGATGCGCTCAAGAAGGCCGGCGTCATCGAGGACGACAGCCTGATCGATCGCATCAGCATCCGCCGCGGCTTGCCCGTCAAGGACGGCGAGCTTCAAATCACCCTCGAGGAGATCAGCACACCATGAGCGTCCAGAAAGCAATCGACGAGCTGGCCAGCCTGGCGCACCGCGCCGCCTCGGAGTCCGAGCCTGGGGACGTCGCGCGCATCGCCTGGATGCAGTCGTGCATGTGCCAGGCCGCGCTCACGGCCCTGGTCAAGATGCTCGAGGCCTCCGGCCAGCTCCCCGAGCCCGCCTGGAGCAAGCACCTGGAGGTCGGCTACCGCAACCAGCTCGAGGCGCTCCGCCAGGCCGGCAGCGGGATCATCGTTCCCCCTGGTGGTCGCGCGTAGGCAATGGACCCGCGCTACGTCACCGACTGGTCGGCGATCATCGAGGGATTGCGCCACAAGGGATTCACCTTCGCGCAGCTCTCGGCCTGCACGGGCATCCCGCAGCCGACCCTGATTCGCTTCCGCGATGGCGGCTGTCCCAAGCACCCCGACGGCGAGACACTCGTGGCGCTGTGGTGTGCGCTCACGCTCTCGACTCGTGAGCAGGTGCCCGTGGCGCCGCGGCTTTTGAACGGGAACGCGCGCAAGTAGTCCGGAACCGGAACGCACCACGGCGCGAGACTCCTGCGGCCATCACGCCAGGAGCGCGCCATGCCCGACAGCGACGTCACACTCGAATCCCCTGGCGAATCCCCCGCCAGTGCTCCCGCCCCCCTCGCTCGTGAGCCCGCGCCCGACACGCCCGCATCGGTAGCGGCCAAGGAGGCGAGCCTGCGCGAGCAGCTCGAGGCCACCGCCGGCCTGGTCGGCTCCCCGGCCGCCCTCGACTGGTCACACCTCAACGGCGCCTCGGCCGTGCAGGCCGGCTACAAGCCCGAGGGCCCGAACCTTCCCGACCAGCTCGACGTCGATCCCGACACCATCGGCGAGCCCGTCCTCACCCGCCAGGGCTGGGTGCTTCCGACCAACGACCGGCGCGCCCGCTTCGGTGGCCGCTGATGTGCGGCAACTCGGGCATCTTCCACGGAACGATCTTGAAGCCGAAGATCGGACACTACACCGGCCCCTCTGCCGGCGATCCTGCGGTGGACCCGCAGGTCGCCATCGATCAACAAGCAGCCCTCGCTGCCGCTGATGCGGCTGCGGCCTGGCGCAATCGCAGGCTTCGCTCCACCCTACAAGCAGCCTCCCAGGGTGTCATCGGCTCGCCCTCTGTGCTCGGTGGCGCAGCCTCCGGGCCTGGCGGTGGCGGCGGTGGCAGCGGTCGCCCTGGCACTGGGCCTGGCCGCGCCTCGATCATGGGCGCCAATTACTGATGGCCGACGCGGCCGCCATCACCAAGCGCCTCGGCGCCCTGGTGAGTCTTCGCTCGCCGAATGAATCGACCTGGCGCGACTGCTTCAATTACACCTTTCCGCTCCGGGGCTCTGGCTTCCAGTCCCAGCAGCTCAACGCCCAGTCGGGCCAGGACAAGCGCGCGCAGCTCGTGGACGGCACCGCCACGGACTCCGCGCGCATCCTCGCCTCCGGGATCATGTCGGGCGTGACGCCCGCCAACTCGCTCTGGTTCCAGCTCGGGGTCCAGGGCGAGAACGAGGACGATCGGCGCTGGCTCGAGCAGGCCGGCCAGATGACCTTCGAGGCGATCCACGGCGCCAACTTCGACTCGGCGGCCTTCGAGTGCATGTTGGATGTGGTCGCCGCCGGCTGGTTCGCGCTCTACATCGAGGGCGACAAGGAAGATCCGACCTCCCTGGTCTTCGAGCAGTGGCCGCTCTCGGAGGTGTACATCGCCGCCAGCAAGCGCGGCGGGCGCATTGATACCGTCTATCGCCAGTTCGAGCTGTCGGCCGAGGCGGCGCTGGCCGAATATGGCGAGGAGAACATCAGCGAGGCGACCGAGAAACTCTCGCGCGAGAAGCCCGACGAGATGGTGCAGTTTGTGCACGCGATCTACCCGCGCACCAAGGCCGGCGGCTACATCCCAGGCTCCCAGGTGCAGACTCGGCTGGCGATCGCCTCCTGCCATGTCGAGGTGAAGGCCAAGAAGATCGTGCGAGAGGGCGGGTATCCCGAAATGCCCGTGGTCGTGGCGCGCTGGCACAAGCTCCCCACCTCCGCCTACGCGGTGGGCCCGGCCTTCGATGCGCTCCCGGATACGCGGATGCTCAACGAGCTGAAAACCCTCCAGCTCCAGAACGCCGACATTGCCGTGTCCGGGATGTGGAAGGCCGTGGATGACGGGGTGCTCAACCCCTCGAGCATCAAGATCGGCGCCAGGAAGGTCGTGCCGATGGCCGACATCAACTCGATGGCCCCGCTCGAGACCGGCGCCGACTTCAACCTGTCCTTCACGCTCGAGACCCGCCTCCAGGCCGCGATCCGCAAAATCTTCATGGCCGACCAGCTCCAGCCCCAGGACGGCCCGCAGATGACCGCGACCGAGGTGCACGTGCGCGTCGGCTTGATTCGCCAGCTCCTCGGCCCCGTCTACGGCCGTCTCCAGTCCGAGTACCTCGCGCCCATGATCGAGCGATGCTTTGGCATCCTCTCGCGCGCCGGGGTCTTCCCGCCCGCGCCCGACACGCTCTCGGGCCGCGACTACTCGGTGCGCTATATCTCCCCGCTCGCCCGTGCGCAGCGCCAGGAGGAGGTGTCCGCAATGGACCAGTTCGAGAACACGCTCCTGGCCGAGGCGCAGGAGAAGCCCGAGGTGCTCGACGTGTACGACTGGGACGCGGCCGCGACCGAACGGGGCAAGTTGCTGGGCGTCCCCGCCAAGCTCGTGCGCTCCAAGGATGACATCGACCAGATTCGCCAGGGCCGGGTGCAGGCCCAGCAGCAGCAGCAGCAGCAGGCCATCCTCGCCCAGGGCGCCACCGCGGCGGCCACAGCCGGCGGTCAGGCGCTGGGTAATCGCCTGGTGCAATAGTGGGCGATAACTACATCACCAACCCAGGGGCCGGCGGCATCACCTTTGCCGGCGATGAGGACGGCGCATTCGTCCAATGGCCGCTCATCAAGCTCGCCTGGGGCCCGCTCGACACGTTCAACATCCTGGCCGACGCGCCCACCAAGCGATTGCCGATCAACCTGGCCGAGTGCGGCATCACCCTCAACGTCGCCGCCGCCGCTCTTCCGCTCCCGGCAGGCGCGGCCACCTCCGCCAAGCAGCCCGCCCTGGGCACCGCCGGAGCCGCCGCCGCCGATGTGATTACCGTCCAGGGCATCGCGGCCATGACGGCCCTGAAGGTGGACGGCTCGGCGGTCACGCAACCGATCTCGGGCACCACCACTGCGAACCAGGGCACGGCCAACACCGTCGCCAACGCCTGGCCGGTCAAGAACACCGATGGCACCAACGTCGCTGCGGTCAAGGCCGCCTCGACCGCCCCCCTGGCCACCGATCCGGCCCTCGTCGTCACCATCAGCCCCAACTCGCCGAGCGCCGGCAACCCGGCCGCGGGCGCCACGGGCGCTGCCGTCCCCGCCTCGGCCGACTACACCGGATACAACTCGGGCGGCAACCTGGTGGGCGTCTCGACCGCCAACCCGCTGCCCGTCGCGCAACAGGGAACGGTCACGGTCTCGGGCACCGTCACCACAACGCCACCGGCCAACGCCTCGACCAACGTCGCCCAGTTCGGCGGGACCAATGTCGTCACGGGCACCGGCGTCGGGGGCGCGGGCATCCCCCGCGTCACGGTCTCCAGCGATTCGGTCGTGGGCATCAGCGGCACCGTCACGGTCGCCGGCACAGTCACAGCCGACACCGAGCTGCCAGCCGCCGCCGCCCTGACCGACACCAACGCCAACCCGACTACGCCGATGATCGGCTCGGCCACGCTCGCATGGGACGCCACCAACAGCGTCTGGCGCCGCGTCCAGGTCACGGCCGCCACCGGCAAGCTCCTGGTCGATGGCAGCACGGTCACTCAGCCCGTCTCGGGAACGGTCACGGCCAACCAGGGCGGCGCCCCCTGGTCGCAGAACCTCACCCAGGTCGCAGGCGCCGCGGTCAGCCTGGGAGCGAAGACCAGCGCCAACTCCATCCCGGTCGTGCTCGCCTCCGATGAGGCCACGCTCCCGGTCTCGATCGCGGGCACCGTTACCGTCACGGGCGGCCTCACCGACACGCAGCTCCGCGCCTCGCCCGTGCCCGTCACCGGGTCGCTGTCGATCGCCGCGAGTACCTCACCCTCGAAGATCGAGAACAACCTCGACCAGTACAACGACAACCAGTCGCTGTACGTCGCCCTCGACCCCGAGAGCGACCCGCCCACCGGCTCCCAGCAAGAGCAGCAGCGATCGCTTCTGGCCTCGATCGCCGCCTCGAATCCACCCCCGGCCGTCGTCCCCCCGATCATCGGGCAGATCACCGGCACCACGGCTGCCCAGGTGGTCGGCCCCATCACGCTCAACGGCGCGAGCCGCGCGCTGGTGGTATTCCAGGGAACCTACGGCGTATGCACCGCGGTCCTCGAGGTGTCGGCCGATGGGGCCGTGTGGTTCGGCGCTCGCGCGATCCGGCCGCCCGTGAGCTTCGTCGAGGGCGTAGCCAACGGCGCGATCGCCCTGAGCGCCAACTCCAGCCAGGCCGACGTTGCCGATGTCGCCGGCTGGCCGCTGATGCGCGTGCGCGCCAGCGCCTTCACCACGGGCGTCCTCCAGGTCACGGTCGTCCTGAGCCAGGGAGCGCCGGCCGTCGTGGCCGCAGTCGCCACGGGACAGAACGGCGATGGCGTTGCGCCCACCGGCTTCCCGGTTCGCATCGGCGGCACCGGCACCGACGCCCTGGTGCACAGCCTCTCGGTCGATGCCACCGGCCAGCTCTTCGTCAACCAGGGCGCCGCGGGCGCCGCCTCCTGGCCCGTCAGCGTGCCGGCCGGCATCACGGTCACCAGCTCCGCACTCCCCACGGGCGCGCCCACCGAGACCGCGGGCGTCCTCCAGCGCATCGAGGAGCTGCTCGAGCAGCTCGTCATCGAGGCGCGCGTCCACAACATCGTGCTCGCCAGCTTGAACGGCCGGCCGGAGGACCCCGATAGCGTCCGGCGCGACATTTCCCTGACCACCATCAACTAGGAGACTTCGATGCAACTGCAACTCACGGCCGTAGGCCAGATCCCCACAGCCCGCGTCACGGGCCTGCCGAACATGACGGCGCTCTCGGTCGGCGACATGGCCGTGTCCCAGGTCATGCCCCGCTGGGCCACCCTGGCCGCAGCCGGCGCCATGTTCACCGCGCGCGCCGCGCTCCAGGCCACCAGCCTCGCCGGCACCGCCCTCGTGGGTCTCCAGCTCTGGAACCGCACCACCAATAAGAACTGCGCCATCGTCGCAGTCGGCGGCAACGTCGTGGCCACCAGCGCCACGCAGACAGGCGTCGCCCTCGCCTTCGGCACCCAGGGCACCGCGGCCCCCACGGCTCAGACGGCGGCCTCGAACGTCATCAACAACCTGATCGGCGGCGCAGCCCCTGGCGCCCTGGCGCTCAACGCCGCGACCTACGCGGGAGCCGCAGCCAACGCGCTCGACCTGCTGCACAACACCGCGGCGATCGCCGTCACGGGCGAGGACGCCGGATACTTCCTCGACCTCGAGGGCGCCTACATGCTGCCCCCCGGCGGATACTGCGCCTTTACCGCGCTCGGCGCGGCGGGCGCGGCCTCGAGTAACAACCACTGGATCATGTGGGCCGAGATCCCGGTCTGATCCGTGTGGCTGGTCCCGCTTCGGCTGCTGGATGGCGCGAGCGCACTGGGGGCTGTCTCCCCCCCAGTGGCCGCGGCCGTCCTGGCCGATGCGAGCATCGCCAACTTCTACGTCATGGACATGCGCATCAAGCGGCGCAGGCCCATCACGCCCGAGGAGTTTGCAATGCTGCGCCAGTTCGTCGAGGTGCGCGATCGGGTCAAGCGCAAGTACCTCAAGGAGCAGCGCGAGCTGCGCGCGCTCTCGGCGCAGTTCCGCCGCCAGCTCGGGTACCGAAACGTGGATAGCTACGAGGGCATCCGCTTGCCCTACAAGGGCGACTACTCGGGCCTCGTGCCCGTGAGCCGGCGGGTCGGCGCGGTCCGGAAGTGGAATAACCCGCGCGCTACCCTGCGCCGACATGGCCAAGGCAGCACCGAAGGAAGCCAAGCTCGCCACGCCGAGCGACTACGCCAACCTGTTCGAGTCCACGCCGCGCGGCCGGCTCGTGTTCGATAACCTGATCCGCCGCTTCAACCGTCCGCCCCTCTACGAGGGCGGGATCGACGGGATCAGGAAGTCCGACTTTCGCGCCGGAGCCCGCTCGGTCATCGATCACATCGTCAACCAGATCAACCGCAACAATGGCGTCCCGGACGTCGAGCAGGAGAGCGAGCCATGAGGTGCAAACTGATTACCGGCGTCACGGGCGACCAGCTCGTCGCTATGGCCCTGCTCCGGCGCGTGCGCGTCGCAGGCACCGCCAACCTGGTCGGCGCCGTGCAGATCAAGGCGGGCTCGACCGTGCTCGAGACCCTCCCCGCCGCCTCCACCCCAGGCACCGAGCGCTGGTGGGAGGACACCCAGTTCGACACCAACACGGGCGTCCTGGCGATCAACATGGCGAACGCGGGCGATTCGGTCCTGGTCTGGTTCACGTAAGGGGGCGGTATGTTCAAGCGACTGATGGATGAGGTGAAGGACGGCGGTGCGGGCGGGAGCGGCGGCGATGCAGCGGCGGTAGCAGCCGCAGCAGCGGCGAAGGCCGCCGCGGATGCAGCCGGAGCGGGCAAGGATGGCAAGTCGCTCCTCGCCTCCGGCCAGGAGAAGCCCGAGGAGTGGATTCCCGAGAAGTACCGGGCGATGGACAAGGACGGCAAGGCGATCGACGTCGTGGCCTCCGCCCGCAAGGGCTTCCAGGCGCTGACCGAGCTGCAAAAGCGCATGGTCGATGTGGGCCTCCCGCCCGAGGATGCCGAGAAGTACGAGATCGCAGCCCCAACCGGCATGGACCTCACCGAGCTGAAGAAGGACCCGGTATTCGCCAGCAAGTTGAAGGGCTACCACGCCCTGGGCATGACCAACAAGCAGGTCCAGCAGGTCATCAACGACTTCGCCGAGGTGGCCCCCGAGATCGCCGCGGCCGCGATGGAAGCGACCAACGAGAAGGCGGTGGCCAACCTCCAGCTCGTGTGGAAGACGCCCGAGGAAATGACCGCCAAGATCAAGGCCTCCACGCGCGGCGCCGAGGCGCTCGCCAAGTCGATCGGCTTGAGCTTCGATGACATCGAGGCCTACGGCCTGGGCAACAATCCCATGTTCATCCGCCTGATGGAGGGCTACGCCCGCCAGATCGGCGAGGACTCCGCTCCCCTGGCGCCAACCGGCGCGAGCCCGAGCAACGAGTGGGACGAGGTCAACAAGAAGCTCAAGGGCGAACTCGATGCGATCGCCGAGACCGACGTCAAGGCGCGCCGCGCCAAGCTCGATCAGATCACCGCCCATTACGAGAAGCGCTACGCGCGGCGCACCCCGATCATCAACCAGCAATCGACGAGGGCCGCATGAGCAAACCACCCCTGGGCACGGGCGCGCGCTTCAAGCAGCTCGAGGGCTCCCTTATGAAGCGCGGCAACGTGCAGGACCCGGCCGCGCTCGCCGCCTACATCGGTCGCAAGAAGTACGGCGAGAAGAAAATGGCGAAGCTCGCACAGGGCGGCAAATAAGTCCGGAACCGGAACGCTTCGGGGTGGCAACCTCTCGCCCCATCGGCCCGCCTGGCGCGCGGAATACCCGAAAAGCCCGTTGTGAGGTGCCGCTCTAAGCCGGCGACACCCGACGACATCCAGGCCGGAGCCCGCGCTCCGAACACCCTGCAAGGCGACATCGGTCGTTAAACCAGGAGAGCCTCCATGTCACAATTTATTACTGAAGCATTCGCACAGCAGTTTGCGGATAACTTCATCCAGGTAGCGCAGCAGAAGCTCTCACGCTTCCAGCCCCTTGTGCGCTCCGAGCCGAACATCGTCGGCATCAGCAAGACGGTCAACCGCCTCGGCCAGCGCACCGCGCAGCGCCGCCTGGTCCGACACTCCGACACCCCGCTGAACGATCAGCCGCACTCCACCCGGTTCATTGACCTGTTCGACTGGGAGGACGGCGACATGCTGGACGACCAGGACAAGGTGCGCATGCTGGTCGATCCCAAGAGCGACTACGTGGCGGCAATGGTCCAGGGCCTCAATCGCGCGAAGGACGATGTCATCATCGCCGCCGCGATCGGCAACGCCCGCGCCACCAGCGGCAACGTCGCCCTCACGGCCGGCCAGAAGATCGCCAACGGTGCGGTCGGCCTCACCAAGGCCAAGATCATCCAGGCCAAGCAGATCTTCCGCGCCAACGAGGCGGACGAGTTCGTGGGCGAGGAGCTGTACTTCGCCTATGGCAGCAAGCAGCTCAACGACATCCTCACGGATACGACGCTGACCAACCAGGACTTCGTGCTGCTGCGCCTCCTCCAGGAGGGCAACATCAACAACAAGTGGGCCGGCTTCCAGTGGGTTCCCTCCGAGCGCTTGCCCATCGCGGCCACCATCCGATCGCTCTTTGCCTGGTGTAAGAGCGGCATCACCCTCGGGTACGCCGAGGAGATCATGACGCGGGTCGGCGAGGACCCCGGCAAATCCTTCAACGTCCGCATCTACGCCAAGATGAGCATTGGCGCGGTGCGAACCGAAGAGGAAAAAGTCGTCCAGGTCGATTGCGTGTAAACCAGGCAACCAGGAGAAACTCACATGGCAAACCAAAATGCTTCCTGCGCTGCCGGCCGCGCCGCGACCCCGCAGAACTACCTCAAGGGCAACCAGCAGGACGGCGAGCTGCGCTGCATGCGCTCCGTCTACAACGACGGCCTCACGCTCACACTCGCCATCGCCGACACGATCACCTGGGGCATCCTGCCCAAGGGCGCGGTCATCATCGGCGGGTACATGCACTTCACCGCGGGCACCGCCGCGTGCACGATCAACCTGGGCGATACCGTCCTGGCGACTCGTTACCTGGCGGCCACCGCCATCAACGCCGCCGGCAGCGCATCACTTCAGCCCCCGCTGAACATGATTAACGCGGCCAGCGGCGGGTACGAAGTGGCTGCTCCGTCGTTCGGTGCGACCACTGACGATGCAACGATCCTGTCGGTGGTGGCGGGCGCGGGCTCTCCGGCCACCCAGCGCATCGTGTTGGTCCTGTTCTACGTGGCGAACAACTGACAGGGCAACCCCTCAAGGCCCTGATCGGTACTCGGGGGGCGGGAGGTTTTCCCGCCCCCTTTTTGTTGAAGGAGGCGCGACATGGCGACCGCTACCAGCATCTGCTCGAACGCCGTGCTCATGCTCGGCGCCAAGTCCATCAATGACATCTATCTGCAAGTCGAGGATCGGGCCGTGCTGGCCGCGAACCTTTACCCGTCGGCCCGCGATGCAGTGCTTCGCTCCCATCCGTGGAATTGCGCGATCGCCCGCGTGTCGCTCGCCCCGGATGTCACGGTCCCGGCCTTTGACTGGGCCTACCAGTTCTCACAGCCGGGCGACTGGCTGCGCACGATAAGCGTCGGCAACAAGGGGTTTAATTCCGACTACGTGACCGAGGGCAGAAAGTTCCTCTCCAACGACAATCCCTTCCTGCTGCGCTACATCTTCCGCAACGACAATGAGGCGACCTGGGATTCCCTGCTGATCGAGGCGATGACACTCGCCATGCGCTCGATCATGACCTACGCGATTACCCTGTCCTCGGCCCTGGCCACCGCGAACGCCGCGGAGTTCGAGGCCTTCGTGCGCCGAGCCCGCGCGATCGATGGGATGGACGATCCACCCGAGACCCTGGGAGACTTCCGGCTGCTCAACTCGCGCTTCTCCTCGAGCGTCGCCATCATCCCCTAGACCCCCGTGCCGCGCGTCACCATCAGCCAGACCAACTTCGCCTTCGGCGAGTTGTCCCCGCGCATGTTCGGGCGCACGGACATCCCCGCCTACCCCAACGCGGCCGACACGCTCGAGAATGTCATCGTCACTCTTCAGGGCGGGGTGCGATCGCGCGATGGCACGCTCTACGTCGCCAACGCCAAGAGTGGGACCAACTCGACGCGCCTGATCCCCTTCGTCTCCGACTCGGGCAACGCCTTCATCCTCGAGCTGGGCGACCTGTACATGCGCTTCTACAAGGCCGGCGCCCGCATCGAGAGCCCGCCAGGCACCCCCGTCGAGGTCGTCACCCCCTACGCTTCGAGCACCGTGTTCGCCCTGAACTACTGCCAGGGGTCGGACACGATGATCTTCACGCATCCGACGCTCCCGCCCCAGCGCCTGCGCCGCTTCTCGGATACGCTTTGGGTGTTCGATGCCATCCCGATCGACCCGCAGCCCTTCGCCGAGATCGGCGACAGCTTCGCCACGGTCGTCACCCTGTCCCTCGCCACCGTGGGCGCCGGGCGCACGGCCACCGCCGCCGCGGCGACCTGGCAAAACTCCGATGTGGGCCGCTTCATCACCTACCAGGGCGGCTACGCGACCATCACGGGCTTCACCAGCAGCACGATTGTCACCGTCACCATTGTCACCGCCTTCCAGAGCGTGACGCTCCCGGCCTCGGTGTGGACCCTGGGCGGCACCCCGCAGGAGGGCATCACCCCCTCGGGCCCTGCGCCCCCGGCGCTCGATCCGATCGGCACCACCATCACCCTCACCGCCGCCGCGCTCAACACCTGGCGCTCCTCGGACGTGGGCAAATACGTCTCCATTGCCGGGGGCCTGGTCAAGATCACCGTCTTCACCAGCGCGCTTGTCGTCAGCGCCCGCATCATCGAGAAGCTCACCAGCCAGACCGTGCTCCAGCCGGCCAAGTCCTGGGTGCTGATGGCAACCCCCTGGTCCACGGCCAACGGGTATCCGGCGGTGTGCTGTTTCTACCAGCAGCGCCTCATCCTGGCCGCCACCACCGCGCAGCCCCAAACCGTGTGGGGCAGCTCGACCGGCGCCTACTTCGACTTCACCATCGGCCCCTACGACAACGACGCCTTCGCCTACACCCTCGCCTCCGATCAGATCAACCCGATCCTGGCCCTCTCGGCCAGCTCGATCCTGGTCGCCTTCACCTACGGCGGAGAGTTCACGGTCAAGGGCGGGGTCGAGAAGCCCATCACCCCCACTAACGTCCAGGTCGATAACCAGACCAACTACGGCGCCGCCGCGGTGCGCCCGGTGCGGGTGGGCAAGGAGATCGCCTACGTGCAGCGCTCGGGCCTGAAACTGCGGGCCCTGGCCTATGATTTGAATTTCGGGACCTACGACGCCCCGGACCTGACCTACTACTCCGAGCACATCAGCAACAAGGGCGACGGCTCGGCCTACGGCCTCACGGAGCTGGCCTTCGCCCAGGAGCCCGAATCCACGCTCTACTGCAAGCGCGCCGATGGCGTGCTCGCCACCCTGACCTACTCCGCCCAGGCCCAGGTCCAGGCCTGGTGCCGCCAGGTTATCAGCGGGGGCGTCGTGCTCTCGGTCGCATCGATCCCGGTGGCCGGCAAGGATCAGGTGTGGATTCTGGTGCGGCGGACCATCAACGCGGTGGTCACACAGCACATCGAGTATTTCGACTCCTCGGTGTGCACCGACTGTACGGTCTCGCTCTCCAACTTCCCCACCGCGCTCACCACCTGGACGGGCCTCGGCTACCTCGAGGGCAAGACCGTGAGCGCCTACGTGCTCTCGAGCGACGGCAGCGGCACCGACTTTGGCGATTTCACCGTCACGGGCGGACAGATCACGCTCTCGCACGCGGTCAACATCGTCAAGATCGGGCTCCCCTCCACCTCGACCGTCAAGGAGCTGACCCCCGAGATCCAGACCGGCACGGGCACGGCCGCGGGCAATGCGATGCGCACCAGCGAGATCAGCGTGCGCATGAAATCCACCGCCTCGCTCATCGCCAACGGCAAGGATCAGATCACCCCCAAGGCCTTCGGGGCCAACCTGCTCGATGATCCCACGCCGGCCTTTACTGGGGTCAAGCGCCTCGAGCTGCTGGGCTGGGATCGGGGCAGCTCCGACCTGACCCTCACGCGCACTCGGCCCTTCCCGTTTCATATCCTCTCGGTCATCCGCAAATTCACCGTCAACGACTGACATGATCCGCCTCGCCACCCCGAAGGACATCCCCGCGATCGTCGCGCTCGGCGAGGCCTTCTTCACCGAGTCCCCCGCTTACGCGCCCCTGGTCTATGCGCCCGAGAAAATCCGCGCGCTGGCCGAGAACCTGATCGGCTCGCGCGATGGGTATGTCCGCGTGATCGACAAGGGCGGGGGACTCCTGGGCGGGATGATGGGGATGATCTGCGAGCACTGGGCCGCGCGCGCCCTGGTGGCCACCGAGATTGTGCTGTTCGTGCAGCCAGGCTCCCGCGGCCAGGTCTACGCGGGGCAGCTCGTGGGCGAGTTTCGGGAATGGGGGCGCCTGCGCGGCGCCCACAAGTGCATGGCCGGCACCTCGAGCGCGGTCATGCCCGAAATGTGCGCCCGGCTCTACGAGCGCTGCGGCTTCACGCGCGCCTCGATCGGACTGGAGTTTGTGTATGTGTGATCCAGTCACCCTCATCGCCACCGCGGCTGTCGCCAAAGGCGCTGGCTCAATCATGTCTGGCAACGCGGCCAATGATGCCGCCCAAGCACAGGCCGATCAGGTCACACTTCAGGCTCGTCAGCGCGCGCGCAGCATCCGCTACATGGCCAAGCAGACACTCGGAGCCGCTAGAGCTGACTATGCTGCTTCCGGAGTGGACGTGAATTCAGGCTCCCCCCTCGTCGCCTCAGATACCATCAATTTCAATTCTGAAGTGGATGCGCTCAACGCCATAGCCTCTGGTGAAGCGACGGCCAGGTCCATCCGCCGCAGTGGCAAGGCGCAACAGAGCGCAGGCTACCTAGATGCCGCTGGTTCCCTGCTGGGCGCCTTTGCCTCGGCTTCTGATTATGGAGGTGTTACGGCGGGCGGCGGTGGCAAAGTCGTTGCCGGTGTAGGCGGAGACCTTGGCAAGGGCATCGGCAAGCCCTTCGGGGGCTGACAATGGCCAAGATCGACCTGGGAAACTTTGGCACGAGCACGATCGAGGTGGCGCCCCAGCCGCACACCGAGGTTGTCGGTCAGGCCGTGCAGGGACTGGGCGCCACGATCGGAGAAATCGGCCGACAGAAGGCCGAGCAGCGCTTCCAGCAGCAGGCCGCCACCGCCTCGAACAACCTGCTCGATCATCAGCTCCAGAACCAGCAGGACGTCCAGACCATCCAGGACAAGCTGGCGAGTGGGGAGATTCAGCCCGAGGACGCGAGGCCCACCTACGACAAGCTCGCCGCCCGCAACGTCATACCGCAGGTCGATCACCTGACGCCCGAAGCGGCCGCTGCCTACTCGCGCGGCGCGCAGCGCGTACAGGCCGAGGGTGCTTTCAAGATCGATGCCCTGGCGGACGTGGCCCGCAAGCATCGCGCCATAGACCAGGCCAGCCAGGGCATTGACACCTCGCTCAAGCTCGCCGGCAATCCCAGCGTCAGCTCGGACCAGAAGAGCGCCATCGCCGATCAGATCAGGAGCTTTGGGCCCGTGCTGCGCCAGTCGGGCGTACCGCAGGACCAGGTTGACCAGCGCGTGCAGGGCGCGGTGGATCAGCTCTGGTTCGATGACGCCCAGCAGCGCGCGATCGTCAACCACGACAACATGGCCGGCCTCCAGCAGCTCCAGAAGGACCTGACCAGCGGCTTCTATGCGCAGGGCAAGGAGCCGCTGCTCGACACCAACAAGCGCAACGCGGTCATGGCGCAGGTCGCCAACCGGATCGACACGATCCAGATGCGCCTGATGCACGAGGCCGACAAGCGCGATGCCGATGGGTTGCGCGCGATCAACGAGATGGAGCGCCAGGACGCCACCGGGGTCCCCGCTCCCCCCGAGCAACTGGCCAACTGGGCGCAGCGCACCGAAGGGACCAGCTCGGCCGCCGACTTTGCCGACGCCCTCAAGCAGAGCCAGGAAACCCAAGACCTGCTCAGACTCCCGCCCGCCCAGCAACTCAGCGCCATCCAGGACGAGCAGGCCCGGCAGGATCAGCAGGGCGCCACGGTACGCGAGCAGCAGAACCTCGCCCGCAAGGCCAACGCGGTCGTGCGCAACATCACGCAGATGCAAAACGACCCGCTCACCTGGGGCAAGAATCGCCTCGGGCTCGATGTGCCTCCACTCGACTTCTCGCAGCTCCTGGCCCCCAACGGCGCCAGCCTGATCCAGGGCCAGCTCTCCCAGCGCGCGCTCGACATCGCCACGATCCGAAAGCAACAGGGCCCCGGCGTGCAGATGCGCCCGCTCCTCCCCCAGGAGGCCGGGCAACTGGGCGCCGCCATCGCCTCGGCCTCGCCCGATCAGGCCGCCGCCACCTTCGCCGCCATCCAACGCGTCTCGGGGAGCCCGGATGTGTACATGGGCATCATGGCGCAGATCGCCCCCGATCATCCCGTCCTGGCCCTGGCCGGCCGACGCGCGCTCCAGGACCCCCAGGTCGCAACGTACATGGTGCAGGGCGAGGCGCTGCTCAACCCGAGCAAGGCGGCCAAGGCGGCCGATGGCAAGCCCGACCTCAAGCTCTACGTCCCCGATGACAAGGCCTTCCAGCAAGCCTTCATCGCGGCCGTGGGCAGCTCGTACCGAGGGCACCAGGGGGCGGCCGAGACCGACTTCCAGGCCGTCAAGGCCTACTACACCGGCCGGGCCGTGCACGATGGGACACTGCTGGGGCAGTCCACCGTACCCGATGACAAGCTCCTCCAGGAGTCGATCGACAAAGTGACCGGCACCGTCGTCAACTACAACGGCCAGGGCGAGGTGCAGGCCCCCTGGGGCATGGACAAGTCCACCTTCCTCAAGCGCGTCGATAACGCCTGGGCCGTGCTCCAGGCCAAGTACCCCGAGATCAAGGGCATGAGCGGCGCGCAGCTCTCGCAGATCGGCCTCACCAATGGGGACCGGGAGGGCCAGTACCTGATCCCCTCGGGCGGGCAGTACCTGGCCATTCACACCGGCAAGGGCCAACCGCCGCAGACCGTCGTCATCGACGTGAACGATCCGGCCGTTGTGAACTACGTCGCCCCTGGCGTGACCTTCCGAGATCCGCGCTCGGGCGCCAGCGCGACCGTCAGCCAATGAGCGGCGCCTTCGAGCTTGATGCCGTCGGCAACCAGGCGCTGCGGGAGGAGGCGGCGCTCAACCCGATCTTCCCCGACCAGATCCGGCCCGGCTTCTTCGCCGGCATCCCCAAGAGCGTCGGCCTGGCTGGCCTCCAGGCCGCAGGCGGAGTCGCCAAGGGCCTCGAGCTGGCCGGCGCGGTCCCCACTGGCATCGTCGGCGCACTGCTCGCCCCGCAGACCGACGTGCCGCAAAAGTATTTCGAGACCATCGATCCCTACGTCAAGGGCTTCAACGATGCCGTGACCCCGAGCCCGAACGAGACGGGCACCGCCGCCCGCGTGCTCGGGGGATTCACCCAGTCGGCCGCGCTCCTGGCCGCGGGCGCGGGCAACCCCACGCTTCTCCTGGCGAGCACGGGCCTCGGCGGGGCGATGGACCTGACCGATCAGGGGGTGAGCCCTGATGTGGCAGCCCTCGGTGGAACGCTTGAGGCGGCCGGAGCGGCGGCCGGCTTCAAGGTCCCCTTCCTGGGTAAGACCCTGCCGATGCGCGTCGCCACGGGCGCCACCGGCTTCGCCGTGACCAATGCCGCAGCCACGGAGGCCCAGCGCCAGCTCCTGCTGGCCACCGGATACTCGAACCTGGCCGCCGCCTACCAGCCCCTCAACGGCACCGATCGGGCGATCGACTTCCTGGTCGGCGGCCTCTTCGGGGCCGTGCACCACTACGGCGCCGGGGGCATGGCCATCACGGCCGACACGCGCGATGCGGCCCTGGCGCTGGCCAACGCTCGTCACGCCGCGATCGACACGGCCCCAGGCTTCCCCGAGGACGTCCAGACCACCGCGATCCACCAGGCCACCATCGAGCAGGCGATGGGCCAGCTCCTGCGCGATGAGCCCGTGGTGCCGCCGGCCGACCTGGCCGAGGCGAACTTCGCACCCAAGCCCCCGACGATGGAGCCCCAGGACTTGCCGCTCGCGCTGCAGCAGCTCGATGCCGAGCGCGCCCCGCGCCTGCCCGAGTACGGCTACACGCCCAACCCCGACCTGCTCCCGGAGGGCCAGGCGATCGAGGAGGCCCTGGGCAAGCAGATCATGGCCGACCCCCTGGCCGCCGAAGCGGCCTACGCCAAGCTCGAGGACGCCAAGGGCGGCAAGGTCCTCAACACCGACACCGCGCGCGAACTCTCGGCGCACTACCTGGCCGATCGCACGCAATCGGAGGCCGTGCACGAGCCGGCGAGCGGCCTCATCAAGTGGATGTACCCGCGCCGCCTGGCCGAGGCGCCCAAGCCTGGTCAGCTCCCGCTGGTGCTCTTCACTGCGGGCGGGACCGGGGCGGGCAAGTCCACCGCCATCAAGGGCGTGCTCGGGGACATCGAGCAGAAGTCCCAGATCGTCTACGACACCAATTTCGACAACGCGCCCAAGGCGATCGCCAAGATCGACATGGCCCTGGCCGCCGGCAAGGACGCCCTGGTGGCAATGGTGTTCGCCGATCCGGTTGAGGCCCTGCGGGTCGGCGCCCTGGTGCGCGCGGCCAAGCAGGAGCGCAAGTACAAGAGCGGGCGCACCGTTCCGATCGAGTCACACCTGAAGACCCACTTCGGCTCCCGCAGCGCCATCGAGCAGATTGTCGAGCACTACGCCAACGATCCGCGCGTGCAATTTCGGTTTATTGACAACTCCAGGGGTCACGGAAATCAGGCACTTGTCTCCCTCGGCGAGCTACCCAAACTGCCGCAAAGCGCGTATGATTCAACTCGTGAGCAAGCACTCAAAACGCTCCGAGCCGAGTACGATGCAGGGCGCATTTCCGCCGCCATCTACCGGGGCTTTGCAGGCCACCTCCCCGAGGTACAGCAACGCCTTCCAGACCAAGCAGGAAGCGGAGGCCTTCGCGGAGAAGGCGGGCCAGGAGCTGCTGGCGAATCTCAAGCGCAACGTGTCGGCGGGAACGCTGACCAGCTAGGCGCCTGGCGCGAGAGCCCAGGCGAGCAGCCCGGCAGCTCGATCTACTCGAGCGATCTCCCAGGCGGCCATGTCGGCCAGATCGAAGCCCTCCCCATCGGCTACAACGGCGCCACGCTGTACTTTGCCAAGATCAATGGCAAGGACGTGGGCGGCCAGGAATACCCCACGCTCGAGGCGGCCAAGGCCGCGATCGCCGAGGCCGCCGCCGGCTCGGCTCAACTGACGCCGGCCGACCGCGCCTTCGCCGCCGGCACGCGGGCCACTGATGCCACCGGAGTGCCGCAGGTCCTTTACCGGGGCTCCCCCAAGGCGGCTGGAAGCTCCCTGTCCGGCGGCCTCGATAATCTGATCTACCTGACCGAGGACAAGGCCTACGCGGGAGTGTACGCAGGGGCCGCCGGGCACACCGCCTCCTACGTCCTGCGCACGACGCGGCCGCTGGAAATCACCACCAGCGACGCCCGCCCCGATTCCTGGAAGGCCACACTCTCGCGCCTGGGCATCGAGGACCCTGCCCGCTTCCTGAAAGGCCTTTCGCCGGGCGACAGGATCGACTTCGACACGCTGCTCGCGCACGCGGGCGGCAAGGAGCTGATCGCCGAGATCCGCCGCCAGGGCTACGATTCGATCCGCTACCGCGAGCGTAACAACGAGGGAGATCCGCTCAACTGGGCCTGGGTCGCCTTCGGCAAGGACCAGGTGCGCCAGCTCGGCGAGAAGCCGGCCGCGGCGCCCACCTCCACCGTCTTCACCTCGGCCGGCCGCCAGGTCCAGGTCGCCCCCAAGATCGTCGAGGCCTCGAGCCTCGTCACCTCCGACAATCCCGCCTTCCCCCAGGCCCTCCAGCCGCGCCAGCGCGCCGATCGCGCAGCGCTCGCGGCCCAGGTCCAGACCATCGCCACCAAGCTCCAGCCCGAGCTGCTGGGCGAGAGCCAGCTCGCCGACACCGGGGCGCCGATCACCGGCCCTGGTGGGGTCGTCGAGAGCGGCAACGGGCGCGTCATGGCGCTGCGGCACGTGTACGCCAACCTGCCCGAGAAGGCGCAGGCCTACCGCGACTTCCTCACCGCCCAGGGCCACGACATCAGCGGCTTCAAGGAGCCCGTCCTGGTGCGCGAGCGCACCCAGGCGATGAGCGACGCCGAGCGCCAGGCCTTCGCCACCGAGGCGAACCAGGCGAGTGTGGCGGCCATGAGCCCGGTCGAGCGCGCCCAGTCCGACGCGCGCCTCCTCGATGCCGCCGTGATGGGCCAGCTCCACGGCGAGGATTTGACCACGGCCAAGAACGCCGGCTTCGTCAAGGCCGTCCTGGGCGAGCTGCCCGTCGGGGAGCGCAACCAGCTCGTCGATAACCGCGGGGTGCTGTCCCAGGAAGGCGAGCGCCGGCTCCAGGCCGCGATCCTGGCCAAGGCTTACGGTGGCACCCCCGAGTCGAACGTGACCCTGGGGCGGCTCCTGGAGAGCACCAGCGAGGAGATCCGCTCGCCCCTGGGCGCCCTCCAGGATGCGGCGCCTGCCTTTGCCAAGCTCCGCTCGATGATCGCCGATGGGAAACTGGGGCCCGAGTACGACATCGCCCCGGCCGTGCTCCAGGCGGTCGAGGATGTCATCAAGCTCAAGCGCCAGGGCTCGAGCCTGGCCGAGCACCTGGCCACCCAGGACATGTTCTCGCCCACCTCGCTCCTGTCCAAGGCCTTCTACAACGCCGAGGGGACCAAGCTCTTGAGCCGGGAGAAGGCCGGCGCCGAGTTGGTCAAGTACGCCACCCAGGCGATGCACGAGCGCTCGAGCCAGCTCAACGTGTTTTCGACCGGGCCGATGACCCCGACCGACATCCTGCGCGCCGCCGCTGCGCCCCCGCGGACGGGCGACATGTTCGGCCTGCGCACGCCCCAGGGCGGGGGCGAGAAGGTCGAACCCGCCGTCGAGTCGGCCGCGCAGCTCGCGCAGAGCACGCCCAACCTGCGGGTCGCCACGGGCGAGGTAAACCCCGACGGGTCGGCCGAGACCATCAGCGCCCAGGAAGCCATGCAGCGCGCCCAGCAGGAGATCGCCCAGGCCGAGGCGAACGCCAAGGCCTTCGATGCCGCGGTAAACTGCGCCGCACAGCGAGGTCTCCAATGAGAGCAGATTGCCTCCAGGCCGTGGTCGCCGCCCTCGGGCGCGCCGTCACGGCCGCCGAAGCCAAGAACATCGAGGATCGGATCGCCAAGTCCATGCGATCGCTCGCCCGCGAGAACCCCGAGGAGTGGATGGCGCTCTCATCGGCCGATCGCCTGGCGCGCGGCGGGGAGCGCGCCGCGGCCGACCTGGTGGCCGAGGCCCACCTCAAGCAGTACCGCCAGAGCCTGGGCATCCTGGCGCAGGCCAAGCTGATCCAGTACATGCAGGAGAGCGCGCCCCGAGGGATCGACGGCCTGGACGCGCTCAAGCGGGTCACGGCCTTCATGGCCGACGGCAAGAGCAACTTCCTCTCGATCGAGAGCCGCACGCGAGCGATCAGGAACGATGCGCTCCGCCAGATGCTCACGACGATGGAGTCCACCAACCCCAAGTTTTTCGGCCTGTTCGAGAACGAGCAGGGCGTCAAGGAGCTGATCCGAGAACTCTACGGCGAGCACACCGGCAATGCGGATGCCAAGGCCGGGGCCGCCGAGTTTCACAAGGTCGCCGAGCAACTGCGCCAGCGCTTCAATCGGGCGGGCGGGGACGTGGGCCAGCTCGAAAGCTGGGCCATCCCCCAGCACCACAGCCAGGCGAAGGTCGCCAAGGCGGGCGTCGAGCAGTGGCTCACCGACACGCTCCCGAAGATGGACCGCTCGATGTACGTCAACGAGGACGGGAGCCGGATGGATGACATCCAGCTCAACGACTTCCTCCGCCACGCCTGGGAGACAATCGCCACCGGGGGCGCCCTGAAGGTAGACCCCGGCCAGTTCAAGGGCGGATCGATGAGGGCGAATCGGGGCAACGAGAGTCGCCAGATCCACTTCAAGGACGCCGCCAGCTACATCGATTACCAGAACCGCTACGGCGACCGATCGCTCTACCAGGTCATCCTCGGGCACATCGAGGGCGTGAGCAAGGACGTCGCCCTGGTCGAGACGATGGGCCCGAACCCGGACCAGACCTTCCGCTACCTGGCCGACACCGCCTTCCAGCAGCTCGTCACCGCCGACCCCACCCAGCTCGGGAAACTGCGCGAGCGCTACAACCCCGGCACCGGCTCGGGGAGCCTGGCCGATCGCTACAACATCGTGGCCGGCAAGACTGATCCTGTGGCCTCCGAGCTGCTCGCCCGATCCTTCGACACGCTGCGCTCCTGGCTGATCGCCTCGCGCCTGGGGTCCTCGGTCATCACCAGCTTCTCGGATGAGGCCACGCTGCACCTCACCTCCAAGATCAACGGCCTGTCGGAAATGCGCCTGCTGGCGAACCAGATGGCCACGCTCGATCCCTCGAACCGGATGGAGGAGCGCATGGCGCAGCGCGCCGGCCTGTCGCTCAACACGCTCATTGCCTCGCTCAACCGCTTCGGCCAGGGCGAGCTGGGGGCGGGCTTCTCCTCTCGCCTGGCCAATACCGTCATGCGCGTGTCCTTCCTCAACGCCTGGACCGAGGCGCGAAAGCGCGCCTTCGGGGTCACGATGATGGGCTCGATCGGCGGGGTCGTTAAGGATCACCCGACCCTCTCCGACATCGACGCGGCCGACCATCGGATGCTCCTGTCCAAGGGCATCAGCGAGACCGACTTTGCGGTCTGGAAGCGCGCCGAGCTGGAGAACTGGGGCAACGGCAACGACACGATGCTCACGCCCGAGTCGATCTATCGCATCCCGGATGCGCAGCTCGAGGGGCTCGGGAACCCCCAGCAGCTCAAGGCCGACGCGGCCACGCGCCTCCTGGGGGCGATCCTCGAGGAGACCGACGTCGCCGTCATCGAGCCTGGGGTGAACGAGCGCGCGCAGATGGCCGCGGTGGGCGCCAAGCGCGGCACGTGGAAGGGCGAGATCATGCGCTCGTTTTTCCTCTTCAAGTCCTTCCCGATGGCCATGATCGAGCGCCATATCTCCCGCGGCATGAACGTCCCCTCTCACGGGGGCAAGGCCGCCTACCTCGCCTCCCTCATGGCCGCGACCACGGTCCTCGGGGCCGCATCGCTCCAGGTCGATCAGGTGCTCCAGGGCAAGGACCCCAGGAACCTCGATGCCTTCGAGAAGGGCGGGGTCAAAAACTGGATCGCCGCGCTCATGAAGGGCGGCAGCCTGGGGATCTACGGGGATTTCCTATTCAGCGATGCGAGCCAGCACGGCGGCTCACCCTTCGCCACGATCGCCGGGCCCCTGGCTGGAGAAGCCGAGGAGCTGCTCAACCTCACCCAGGGCAATCTGATCCGCAAGGCCCAGGGCAAGGACGTCAAGGAAGGGGCCGGATTGGTGCATTTCGTGAGGGGCGTCACACCGGGCGCCTCGCTCTGGTATGCCAAGGGCGCGCTCGATCATCTGATCTTCCACCAGTTGCAGGAATACTTCTCCCCCGGTTATCTTGCCAACCTGCGCGCGAAGGCGCAGCGCGACTACGGCCAGCAGTATTATTGGCAGCCTGGCCAGGCAATGCCGGATCGGGCGCCGGACCTGGGCGCAGCAGTGGGGCAATAGCATGGCGATCAAGTGCGTGTTGTGCGGAAAGGCGATGCCCTGCGGCAATCGCTCCTGCGATCGCTCCAAGGAGCGCGTGCACGCCCCAGCGCTCGCCAAGACCCGGCCCTCCAACCGCGGCCGCGTCTACTCCCTGCCGCCCCGGACCCGCTGATGCGCGACGATCAATACCTGAAATTCAAGCGCCTGGGCGAGGAGCTGATCGAGGTGGCGCTCGCCGAGCTGGAGCCGGCCAACTGGTCGGGCGCCGGGCTCACGCTCGCCGAGCTGTCCAAGAACCAGCGGGGCGATCGCTACTGGGCCAAGAAGAACGCCAACCAGACCCTGACGCTCGTCATCAAGATGCAGTCCCTCGCCGGCATGATCGAGCGCGCGCAGAAGGGCAGCACCGAGCAGCCCGAGATCAACGAGGCCGGGGAGACGGTGGCCGACGAGCTGGATGCCAAGATCAAGGCCGCCGAGCGCCAGGCGGCGCAGATACTGAAACGCGCGCACAGCCGCGCCAATGAACCCAAGCACTAAGCGCGTTTCCTTCCCGGCCTTCTTCTGCCTGTGGGCGCAGCTCCAGCGCTGGCATGTGCCCGAGCTGCATATGAGGATTTGCGAGTGGCTCGAGCAGTGCCGCGCCCCCGTGCGCGTGCTGCTGGTGTTTCGAGGCGCGGCCAAGTCCACGATTTATGCGGTGTACAAGGCCTGGTGCCTCTACTGCGACCCCTCCGGCCGCTCGCTCATTTGGGCGGCCGACGACAAGCTCGCCACCAAGCTCACGCGCGACACGCTCTCGGTCCTGCGCCGTCACCCGCTCTGCGGCGGGATGCTCGGCAGCAAGCCAGGGGCGCAGTCCTTTTGGGTCACGGGCGCCCAGGATGCGAGGAATCCGAGCATGGAGGCGGTCGGGGTCTCATCGAACGCCACCGGGTCCCGTGCCGACGCGCTCGACTTCGATGACATCGAGGTCCCGAAGAACATCAAGACGGCCGAGGCTCGGGCCAACCTTCGCATCAAGGTCGAGGAGAGCACGCACATCGCCGTGCCCGGATCGCAGACCACCTACATCGGCACCCCGCACACCCATGACTCGGTGTACACCGAGCAGATCGAGGCCGGGGCCCAGGCGCTCAAGATCCCGCTCTTCGCACGCATCCAGCGCATCGATCCCTCGCTCACCGCCACGCGCTTCAAGCTCGACTTCGGCCCCCACGAGGACGGCTACTACGTGCTCGCTGGGATCGGCCGCTTCGCCCGGCTCCTCCATGCAGGGCCCGACTATCGGATCGAGGGCGACGAGCTGGTGTTTGCCGAGGCGCCCAGGGTGGGGTTTGACGTGTGCACCGGGAACGCCTGGCCCGAGCGCTTCACCCGCAAGGACATCGAGCAACGGCGCCGCGGCACCCGCACGCTCAACGCCTGGGACAGCCAGTATCACCTGGAGGCCAAGCCCATCGATGCGGTGCGGCTCGATCCAGCGCGCCTGCGGGTCTACGCCGAGGAGCCCGTGGTCCGGGAGGCCAACAACACGGTCGCCATGTTCCTCGGCTCCAGCCAGATCGTCGGCGCCGTGGCCTACTGGGATTGCAGCCTGGGCAAGGTGAAGTCCGACGCCTCGGCCTTTGTGCTGCTGCTCACCGACGCGCGCGGCAATCTGTATTGGCACCTCAACGAGGCGCTGGTGGGGGAGCTGGCCGACTTCGATGAGAAGGGGCGGATCGTCTCGGGCCAGTGCGAGCAGATCCGGGGCTTTGTGGTGAAGTACCAGATTCCCGTGGTGCAGGTCGAGACCAACGGGCCCGGCGGCTTTGTGCCCCCGATCCTCCGGCGCGCGCTCCAGGGGACCGGGTGCGGTGTGGTGGACGTGTGGAGCACGGTCAACAAGAACAAGCGCATCCTGGATGCGATCGAGCCCCCGCTCTCCTCGCGGTTCCTGTGGTGCCATATCGATGTGTGGCGCGGGCCGCTCCCGGCGCAGATGCGCGACTTCAATCCTGCGGCCACCAGCCAGCCCGACGACTTCCTGGACGCCGGGGCCGGGGCGATCAGCTCGACCCCCGTGCGCATCGGCAAGCCCGTCCGCCAATCGGTCCGGAACCGGAATGCCCCGGCGCGTCAGGATTGGCGCCCGACAGCGGGCTCCTTTGAGGTCACGCTGGAACCCTAGCGGGCGGGACGGGCGCCCGCGAATGCGCGAGGTGCTCGATGTCCGTCACCCTCCAGACCCCCTACAACGTCTCGACCGGGAACGGGGCGACGACCGTCTTCCCCTACCAGTTCCTGCTGCTGTCGGCCTCCGACCTGACCGTGTACGTCGATGGCTCGCTCAAGACCCTGACCGCCGACTATTCCGTCTCCAACGTGGGGGCCGTGGGCGGGGGCAACGTGACCTTCGTCGTCGCTCCTGGCAACGGGCTACAGGTCTCCCTGGTCCGCGCTATGCGCCAGGAGCGCCTGACAGACTACCAGCAGCTTGGGGACTTCCTGACGGCCGTGGTCAATCCGGACTTTGATCGAGCCATTCTCCTAGCTCAAGACGAGCTGGTGCAATTGCAAAGGTCGATCAGGGTTCCAGCCTGGGAGCCCAGCGCCGCAACGACACTTCCGGCCGCCGCGGCGCGCGCCAACACGTACATCACCTTCGACAGCTCCGGCAATCTCTCCCTGGCCGCCTCGCTCCCCTCGGGTACGCTCTCTCAAGCCAGCATCGGCGCCTTCCTCTATCCGCGCACCGCCGCCGAGATCGCAGCGGGCGTGACGCCGGTGGCGTATTGGTATGCGCCGGGAGTCCGTGCGCGCTACGCCAGTCTCTCTGACTGCATTGCGGTTTCAGCAACCCATCAAGCCGTTCTGTCTGTCAGCGAATCAATCAGTGCGGTTATCACGCTCCCATCGGGGGCGATGATTATTGGCTACGACAGACCGACTATCACTCAGACCACGGCGGGAGTGCCTGTTTTTGCAGGAGCAAACCTCACGGGCTGCACGATCACGGGGGTCAACTTCGTGGGTGCGAGTGCGTCCACGGTTCCTGGCGTCGGCTATGGCGGTTACGCCGCTGCCAATACTGGCCTTGTGACAGTCGCCATCGCGACGGATGTTCGCATTACCGATTGCGGGTTCTCGACCTTCTACAACTGCCTGAGTGTCATGCAATGCACCCGACTGTGGGTAAATCGGAACAAGTGCGATACGTTTTTGACCAACGGTATTCTTGCCGCTCGTTCGACCAGCTTCGCCATTGAAGATAACGACATCACCAACTGCACGCAGGCCGGGGGCGTCGTCGCCTACGGCGTGCAGTGCACGGGCGATCAGGCCGGCGGGTTCACCAGCGCGTACAACTCGATCAGTTTCAACCGAATCAGGGGCATCCCGTCTTGGGACGGCATCGGCACACACGACATTGACGGCCTGCGCGTGATCGGCAACGACATTCGCAACGTCCGCCAGGGCGTGGATATCGGGCACCTGGTCAGCACGAACTTCGTGCAGAACATCACGATTGCCAACAACTACATCGAAGGCGCGACCACCGATACGTGGGCGACTGTCCCCGCGCAAATGGGCGGGATCATCATTGAGGGCTTTGACGCGACCCACCGCGTACTCGGTGCGACGATCACAGGCAACCTGATTCGCGGGTTCTGGAATGTCGCGGGTCTTGTGGGCGGCGGTTTAGGTGCGGCCTGCATCGTGGTCTCGCACGCCGACGACACCAACATCAGCGGCAATGCGATTACCGGATGCGGTACGGCCGCCACGCCCCAGGCGACCGGCATCTATGCCACCGGAACCTGCAACCGGCTTTCGATCACTGGTAACACGCTGCAAGCTGGCAACTTCAACCGTGGCGGCATTCGTACCAACGCATTGACCGCAGACGCTTTGACCGTTGTGGGGAACCAAGGCATTTACACGACCACCAGTTGCCCACATGTCAACATCATTTCCAGCACGATCACCAACCTCAACGTCAACAGCAACCCCACCAACTCGACGGTCCCGTACCTCGAAAGCAGCACCACCACGACCAATACGAGCAACGCCACGCTCGCAGGTTCTGGCAACGCCGCGACGGCGGTATCGAACAACTCAACCATCCCCACTGCTTTCGGCTTCGTGAAATGCACGGTCGGGGCTGCTTCGACCGGCAATATCCTTACAGCCGGCATTGCTCCAGCGCAAGAGTGCGTAATTATCAACACCAATGGCTCAAACAGCATCACGATGGCGGCTGCTGGAACCAGCAACGTGGCAGATGGCGTAGCGTGTGTCATAGCGGCAAACACCCACAAGCGCTTCGTGTGGAACGACGGCACAAGTCTTTGGTATCACTCATGACCCAGCTCTCCCCCCACTTCGCCCTCGAGGAGCTGACCTTCAGCCAGACGGCCTCGCGCAGCGGGATCGCCAACGTCCCCTCCGTTCCCGACATCGAGAACCTGCGGCGCCTGTGCGTCACGGTGCTCGAGCCGGCCCGCACGCTCCTCGGTGTGCCTCTCCATGTGGATTCCGGGTACCGCTCCGCAATCCTCAACAAACTGGTCGGGGGCGCGCTCACCTCTGCCCACATGGAGGGGCGCGCCGCGGACGTGGTGCCCATCGGCATGAGCCTGCTCGAGGCCTTCGCCCGCCTGCGCGCCAGCTCGATCCCTTTCGATCAGGTCATCCTCGAATGCCAGGCCTGGATACACCTGTCGATCGCCGAGGCGGGCGAGCCCGTGCGCGCCGAGGCGCTGCTGGCCTCGGGCACGCCCGGCCACTGGTCCTACGTGAACGCCTGAAGGAGAGCGCCATGCTGCATCTGATCGCCGCTTTCGTCGCCGGGGCCATCGTCGGGGCCGGAGCCATCCTGTACCTGGTGCGCCACGATCGGCTCGATGCGAATAAGGCGGCCGACGAGCTCGCCGAGATCGCCGCGAAGGCCAAGCGCCCATGAACAAGGCCGTGGCTGACCTGGTGGCGGTGCTGCGCGAGCTGGGCCCGATCATCACCGCGGCGACCCCGGTGCTGCTGATCCTGGTCAACTGGTATGTGACGCGCCGGCAGACGCGCGACCTCAAGGCGCACAGCGATGAGAACCGGGCGCAGATCCAGAGCACCGTGGCCTCGAGCAGTGGCACCTACAGGAAGCTGCCCGAGGGTGGCGCATGAGTGGGGTACAAGGCGCGAAGCTGGCGCGATTCCCAGGGCGAGCCGCGCGACCCGTTCGGGGACACGCATCCGAACATCCTCAAACTCGCCAAGGACCTCAAGCACGCGCGCGACACCGGGGAGCTGCCGAACCTCGCGGTCGTGCTCGAGCGCATCACCGACAGCCTGGCGAACCTGTCGGCCAGGACGCAGATCGAGCAGACCAAGCTGGCCGGGCGGCTCGAACGGCTCCAGGATCGGGTCACGCTGCTCTTGTGGGCCGCGGGCATCATCTTCGTGGCGATGGTCACGGCGCTGTTTAAGGCCCTGCACCTGTGAACGAAGATCCCGCCAGCAAGAAGCTCGAGGAGATCCACCGCGAGATCCGCGAGGGTCACGCCAGCTTGCACGTGCGCCACGACAACCACGACCAGGCCCTCGAGCACGCTCACAGCAAGCTCGACACCTTCAAGCGGATGCTGGTGGCCGTGTTTCATGCGGATGCCAGAGCGTTCATGGACGCCTGGCACGGCCGATGAACCTGCTGGGCCCGGTGCCGTGGCTCAAGCTGCTGGCCGCTGGGGTGCTGTTCGCTATGGGCCTGTACGTTGGCACCCGGTGGACGCAGGGCCGCTGGGACGCGGCCACGGTGGCTCAGGCGCAGCTAGTGGCCCAGGTGGCGGCCCAGGACGAGGCCAAGGAACACGCCCAGCAAAAGGCCAACGAGGAGCGGATCAATGCGCTGCAAAAGGTATTGGCGGAATCTGCTGCCAATGGGGCTGATCTGGCTGGGCGGCTGCGCGCATACCGTGCCCGTACCTGCCCCGTGCCCGCGGCTCCAGGTGAGCCCACAGTTACTGCTGGCCCCGGAGTCGCCACCGCTCCGGCAGGCCCTGATGCGGCTCTTGCCGCCTACGACGCCGGATGCCAGCGGGACGCCGCCCGGCTCGCCGCCCTGAGCGCCGAGATCCGAGCGCAGCTTTAGCCAGTCGTGGAAATCCTCGTCGGATACGATGAAGTCGCGACTGTAGGTCATGACTTCATCGACCGATTCTGATGTGCCAGACAAGCCTGCTCACGGCTTCTCCCCCGTGCTTAGGGCTGCTGGCTCTGGATACCGCAGCCAGTATTCGCTATCGCCGCCAAGGTCGTACTGGTCTAAGGATCGCTCGCAGTCGGCTAGCCTCGTCCATACCAGCTCCGCCTCGGCCAGCAGCCGCTCGGCTGCGCCAAGCTTGGCCTGTAACTCGCGCAGGGCGGTGGCGGCTTCGGCATCACTGCCCGGCTCGTTGCAGTCACGGGCATTCGATTCCAGCCGCTCTATCAGCGCCGTGTAGTCGGTGGTGGTCATGACTTCATCTCCAGCGTTCGTTGGTTGCGACTCGGTTTACTCATCCATGTCCAGTGGGTATGCCGCCAGCCACGTAGCCAGAAGTATGGGCGACGCCATAGCGGCGGGAGCAGTACGAAGGCTCTGGCGAACCGACCGATTCTGATGTGCCAGACAAGCCTGCTCACGGCTTCTTCACAAAATAGATTGCGACAATGACAAGCACCAGCAGCGCCGTGTAGTCGGTGGTCATGGTTTCCTCCGCGCTCGCTTCGCATAC